TAACCAGAGGTGTTCCTGTTAATATTCAATATAGTCTTTATGTTTGGGCACTTTATATTGAAGATCTTAACCAAATCAGGGAACAGATCTTGTTAAAATTCAATCCAGTAGCATACATAAACATACGTGGTGTACGTTGGGAGACAATTGTTGAATTGAATTCAATGGGAAATAATATAGATGCAGAACCTGGAGATCAAGCATTACGAGTTTGTAAGGCACAATTTGATATGACTGCTAAGAGTTACATACCACAACCAATTGATAAACGAAGAACTGTTTTGAGTATAAATAGAGAATGGGTTAACAGTTTAACAGATGATGAGGTAACAGAAGTTCTTCTTAGATTGGAACAATCAGTGAGAGATTAAATAATGATTGAAATAACAAATAAAAATAAATTCCCCGTGCAAATAGTTGTACGTTCAAAAAATAAACTAAGATCCTTAGGAACATTAAATATTCCAGGAACTGGGGCGGGAAAAAATATATATTTACTTGAAGATGAGAGACATACTGAATATATAGACCGTGTAGAGGCAATGGGTTTGATATCTACACGAAAGATTAGTAGGCATTCATTTAAGGGAGAATAACATGGCAATTCTAAAAGGGTTTCCTCCATCTAATACAATTTCAGCTAGTGTGAGAATTACAGAAAAAGATCAAAGTTTTTATGATGCTGGCACTGTTTATCATAAAGCGGGTTTAGTAGGCTTTGCTAGTAAAGGACCAATTGGTATTCCAACATTGATCACTAGTCGTGCTCAATTAACGGAGGTATTTGGTAATCCACATCCAGAATTAAGTGATCCATATTTAATTTATGCAGCACAACAATATCTTGCTATTGCAAATAATGTATGGATTGTTCGTGTGGGGGCAGTTGATCCTGTTGATTCTGATGCAGCTACTACTGCAACTGTAGGTGTTCCATCTGCTGGTGGCCAAGTAATTGCAACTTCTAATATTGCATCTCCTGTAAGTGCTCCAGCATACAGTTTTGATGTTGATTCCTATTTTAGGTGGAAACTGAATGGGGTATTAGCTTCTAAGACTCTTGTAATATTGGCTGATGCTTCTCGACCAGCCCCATTAGCTGGTTTACCATATAGCTGTTTGCAATTAGCGGAAGATTTAAATTTGCAATTAGTGGATGATGATGGAATTGAATTTTTCTGCACTGTTGGTGAAGAAATTGGTGTAAGAACAACTTGGGCATATGGACCTGATGCATCAATAGAATTAATGTCAGTAGCTAATGCTATTTATGGTGGTTCTGTTATTTCTGATGGTGGCACTAACGTCACTGGTTTGGGAACTGGAATGACACGAGCAGTTGTAACCGGAACTACTGAAGGTTATCCTGCCTCTGGTTCACTTTATGTTTCAGGTCAGTGGGTGTTTACTAGTGTTGCTGCTGGATTTAATTTGGAAGTTGTTGTTAGTGGAACCGATCAAGTTGCGGTTGATAATGTAGTGCAGGTAGTAGATTTAGATGCCCTCCGTGGTCTCACACGAACTACAGCACAGATTGTAACAGAAATCAACACTCAAATTGCGAGTTTACCAGGTGGATTTGCTGCCGTTGGTGGTGGAGTCGCTCCTGCTGATATTATAACTGACATTGAAATCGCGGCTGCTATAGCTGCCAATACTATTACACTTATAACACTTCATCATGGGCGTGATGCTAAAATTTTAGTTAAAGCAGATAGCACTGGTGATGTTATTCTTGGACTTCCAAATATTACTGAAATTGGCACTTCACCTGAAGGAACTAGTGGTGATGTAGATGTAGATACCGCTGGTATTATTTATGGTGATGCGAACCTAACTGGTGATTTAACATTTACAATTAATGCAGATAGCACTGGTTATGATGGCAATAATACTGTTGTTAAAATAGTAAATGATATTCGCCAAAGCACGTTTACTTTACAGGTTTATCAAAATTCTGTTCAAGTTGAAGTGTGGGGAAACTTAACCAAAGATGAAACAAGTAGTTATTATGTAGAGCAATTTATTGCTACTGTTTCTAGTTGGATTCGTGTTGTAGATATTACAACTAATCCAGCAGGCCCATTGGATGGTGAATATACATTGGTTGGTGGATCAGATGGTATTCCGGCTGATCCTGATGAACAAGATGTTTTACTTATTGGTGACCTTTACTCTATGAGTGGTTTGTATTCTTTGTCTGAACCTGAACAAATTGATATTGACCTTTTAGCTTGCCCAGGACATTCATCCACACAAGTTATTGAGGCGATGATAGATGTTTGCCAGAATCAAAGAACTGACTGCTTAGCTATTGTAGATCCACCTTTTGGTTTATATCTACAAGAAATTATTGATTGGCATAATGGTCGTCATCCATTAAATGATACAAAATTGGATACCGATTTTGCTGCTCTTTATTGGCCGTGGGTTAAAATTAGAGATAATTATAATTTGGTTTATATGTGGGCTCCTCCTTCTGGATCTGTTTTAGCTACAATAGCAAGAAGTGATTCATTGAGTGCTCCTTGGATTGCCCCTGCTGGTATGACTAGAGGTGTTGTCCCAAATATTCTTGATGTATTTGATCGACCAACATTATCTGAAAGAGATTTACTCCAAGGTTACAGAAATGCTGTAAACCCAATTATTCAATTTAATGATTCAGGTTTTATTATTTGGGGACAAAAAACACTTCAGAGAAGACCAACAGCATTGGATCGTGTAAATGTCCGTCGTATGATGTTTGTAGCAGAAAAACAAATTAGAACAGCTTGTCGTTCCCTTTTGTTTGAGCCACATGATGATTTGTTCCACAATCAGTTTATTGCAATGGCTACGTCAATATTGACTTCCATTAAAAATAGCCGTGGACTAACAGCGTTCAAGATTCAAGCGGATTGGGAGTTAAACACCGTAGATCGGGTAAATAGAAATGAATTCTGGGCTAAAATAGGTATTCAACCCACAAAAGCCGTAGAATTTATCTTTATAGAATTTTCAGTTCACAATCAAGGTAACTGGGAAGAATCTTCAAGTTCGTTTGTTTAAGAAAGTTTGTGTAATTTAATCACAAGGAGAAAATAAAAATGGGAAGACAAATGGGTTTCGGTCTTTTAGCGGACCCCAAAGTAATATTTAAACGCAAATTTCGTTGGGGTCTTTCCCTAACCAGTTGCGGTAAAACACTTGCGGAAGAATTTGTTAAAACTGCTGCACGTCCAAAAATGACAATTGATGAAACTGAAATCAATATGAAAAATGGTAAAATGTGGATACCAGGAAAAGCATATTGGGACCAGATGACGGTTACATTTTATGATGTGGTTTCAAGTAGTGGGACTATCGGCTCTAGTAGTGCAATTATTTTTGGTTGGTTGGCTACTATTTATAATTTTACCAATAAAGGAACAGGTTCCGTAGGTGGACACTTCGCTGGCATTGGTGGGGACTTATTTATGGCTTCATCAAAAGGTGAAGGCACAGTGGGTTCTAGAGGATATGCTGCTAGATTATCATTAAATCTTTATGATGGTCGTGGAAATATTCTTGAAACTTGGAATATTTATGATGCTTGGCCCGTAAGTGTTGATTTTGGAACATTGGAATATAATAGTAGTGATGAATTAACCATTGAAACTAGTATTCGCTATTCTGATGTAAGCTATACACCACAGTGTAATCAAGAATTTGATGTGTGCCAGGATACTGGTTGTGGTAATTAATTATAATTTAATTATAATTGAATGAAAAAAGAGGGAAAAATGAATGTTTTTCCCTCTTTTTATTAAGGGGTTATATATGGTAAAAATGGGAATGGGATATTTAGCAGATCCAGCCACTGTTTTTAAACGTAAGTTCCGTTGGATGCTTTCCATTTATGGTGTAGTTGGAGATGTAGATTCTGGTATTAATGTTCTTCCACCCCTTCGCGGTGCAAGACCACAACTATCTTTTAAAGAAATTGATGTTGCTCATATTTTTGAAGATATTTATATACCAGGTCGTCCTGAATGGAGACCAATAAATTTAACTTTATATGATACATGTTTACCTAATAAAATACATCCAGTTTGGAATTGGATAAAAACAATATATGAAGTAACTAATTCTGGAGAAAGTAATTTTTTTCCTATTTTAGATCGTAATTTTAAAAAAAATGCCACTTTAGAGTTGTATGATGGTCGTGGTCAAATTATGGAAAGCTGGGTATTTCAAAATTCATGGCCACAAACGATAAATTTTGGAGAATTAGATATGGCATCTAGTGAAATCGTCACCTGTGACCTTACTTTAAGATATGATCGTGCATGGAAAATAATCAG